ACTCCGCCCAATCCGTTGTAAAAAGAGTATTAGGAATCATAGTATGAGCGTTCGGGTCTACGTCGAATTCATATTTTATATTTCTTTTTGTATCAGCGATAGTTGTATCATTCCAAGCATTAAAATATAATCTAACATTGTCGATCATAGCAGCATCAGTAAACGGCTGATATACATTACCTCTTAACTCTAACATTATTGTAGCACCAGCTATTCTAATATCATCATCTTGATGAATATTAGTTTGAACATCTAGTTCAGTTGACACTATCCCTACAGGTATTGTTGTTGGTTCTTCTTGAATATCTAATTCCATAATTCTTAAATTATGAGTAGGATTAAAATGAGGTAATATTTGCTCAAGTATCATTGATAATTCAATCATTGAACGAGCAGCTATAGCTAATTCGTAATTAAAATTATAAGCCACAGCATTATATTGAAAAGTTATGGTTTTATCTCCAACAACTCTATTAATTTTATTAATAGTCTGTAATTTATTAGTATCGTTCTTAGAACGTTTATTTATAGAAGTCAAAGATAATGCCATTCTAGGTAGTACATTATAATTATTGGTTAAAAATTGTTCGATATCCATTTGTGACATAACAAAAGCTTTATCTCGAGAGCCATAAGTAATTGGTACCGTGATATATGATTTAGTGTTATTACTCATAGTACGTTCTACTGTTAGATTATTAAAGGTATCTAGTAACCCAGTTGTATATTTTTTTATTATATTATGTGAATAAAAAGATGACATTACAAGTCCTTATGTTTTATATAGTATTTATAAATAATATGAATATTGTTATTATTGTACCTCTCTCCTTATAGAGTTTCAGAAGATGGTTCTATCATGAAAAAGGAAAAGAGTGGTTTGTTTGTGTTTGGAACCTAAAAAACATAATAACATATATCTTAATAAAACACATATAGGATAATAATTATGGCTTTACTTTCTCCTGGTATAGAAGTTATAGAAAGAGACGCTAGTTTAGTAGTACCAATTGCTGGTAGTTCATTTGCAGTGTATTGTGGTAATTTTACGAAAGGACCTTGTGATATTCAAGTTTTAATTACTAGTGTACAAGATCTAATAGATACGTTTGGTAAACCTACAAACACTAATTACAATGATTGGTATCAAGTCTATAGTTTTTTACAATATTCTAATACTATTTGGGTAACCAGAGTTGGTGATGCTCTTGGTGCAAATGGTGTTGTACAAGGTATTAATGCAGTAACTGAAGTTGGTGGGACTATTACTAACGTACAAACAAATGCTAGCTTTATACCTAACATCGTTGATTTTCATTTTAAATACGATCTTGGTAGTATTAATAAAACTGGTAAAGTTAAAATTATTGCTAAATCAATGGGAACCTATGGTAATGATATTAGCGTAAGTTTAGTAGGTGTTACGGACTTTAATAATGCAGCTTCTTCTAATATAGTAAAAGCTTTTCAATATGGTCCTACTTCAGCTGATGAACTAGCAGTTGTTGTTTATAAAGGTATTAATATTGTAGAAACTTTTTTAGTATCAGTTATTCCAGGTACTAAAGATTATAATAATAAATCTATTTTTATTGATGATGTTATTAATAGACAATCGGTGTATATTTATACTATTACAGACTCTAATATTACAGATGCTAATACTCTAAGTTCTATAACAGCTGAAGCTACAGTTAATAGTATTGTTGTTCCGGCTCACCCTAAACTTAATACTTTAGAATATGGTATTGATTCTGACATTACTAGTGGTATGGTATCCAGTGCATATGCTACTCTTTATGGTAACAAAGAAGAAATTGATATAGACATTGTTATTGTTCCAGAAGATAATACTGATGTTGCTCAATTTTGTGCAGATAGAGCAGATGTTATTGGTTATATGGGTGTTACTTTCGATGATGTAGTAGGTATTGTTAGTACACAAGCAGTTAGTAATTTAGTTACAGCTATTGGGACTACTTACAATTTTAATAACAAATATTTATCATTTATTGGTAATTACGTTTATATGTATGATCGTTATAATGATAAATATAGATGGATTAATGCTGCTGGTCATTGTGCTGGTTTAAGAGCTAAAACGTCTAATGATAGAAATCCATGGTTTGCATCTGCTGGTCTTAATGTTGGTATTCTTAAGGGTGTTACTAAATTGGCTCAGAATTTTTCTCAAGGTCAAAGAGATTTATTATATAAAAATGCAGTTAATACTATTGTTAGTTTTTCGGGTCAAGGAATTGCGTTATGGGGTCAAAAGACTGCTACACAAAAACCAAGTTCATTTGATAGAGTAAATGTAAGAATGCTATTCAATTATGCTGAAAGAGCAATTACTAAAATGAGTAAATATGTATTATTTGAACAAAATAGTGATACTACTCGTAATATGTTCGTAAGTACTGTAAAACCATTTTTTGATAGAATAAAAGCTGGTCAAGGTGTTGATGATTACTTAATAGTTTGTGATCTTAGTAATAATACAGATATCGTTAGACAAAACAATCAATTTGTTGCTGACTTTTATCTTAAACCTACATATACAATTGAATTTATTCAATTACGTTTTACTGCTGTTGGTGCATCTATATCATTTTCACAAGTAGTTCAATAAAGTATAGGACGAAGGTCCTATACTTTATTACTTTATCTTTTTTCTCTCTTCTACTATCTTAAATTCGTTAGCATTCTTTCTATTAGTTTTTAATTCAATGATTTTTTCTTTAATTAACTCAATTAGTATAAATGGTGAATTATACAAAAAATCAATAAACATTATAATAATTATAAAGATCCAATACCTTTCTTTACCATCTTCTAGAGGAGTACCCTTATATTTAAAATATTCTTTAGTAAGGGCTGCACCCAGAGCATACAAAAAAATAAAAGATAATATAACAAGTGTAGTATATATAGGATTTGAGAGTAACATTAGAAGCCTTTTCAGTAGAAAGTAGGTTTTATAATACATTCCAGCCAGACTGGACTTAGAACGTATTGAAGATATTAGAAGGTATTATTGACCTGGCTTAATAGTAGCAAATGGAACTAATGCAATATTAGTAACAATACGATCTATAGCTAAAGCAGTAGTAGCTTTGTTTATAGCTAATATTAGTTTTTCCTTTTCTTTTTTAGCCGATAAAGAATTAATTAACATTATTGCTTTTTCTTTTTTAGTTTCAAAATCTGTTTCTTTGTAAATAGCTTGAAGCTCTTCTTTAGTTACATCTTTAAACTCTGGTTTTCCGTCTTCTGCTAACTGGTTAGCTAGATCTTCAACAACTTTGATATTATCTTCGTTGACAAATTCACTAAATGATGGTATCATGGATTATCCTTGTATTATGTTACTATATTTATATGCAATACTAAAGATTTATTTTATATTTCCATTATATTTACAAGAACTCATAATTACTTTTTTATCATCGTCTGTTAATATGTAATCTTTACGTTGGATTGTCCATGTTTCGATATCAACTTGATTAACATAAAATTGAGTTAAATAAGTTTTCATTTTATTCATCATTGGATCTCCTGCGTAAATAACAACATAACCCTTTCTCTCAAGAGTAACAACATCTTTAGCAGAAAATCTAATACCTTTACATTTTTCTATTCCTTCTAGTAAATCTTCCATGTCTACTTTTGTTAGTGGTTTAAAGTCCGTCATAATTTTCCTTTTATTTAATGTTATAATATTTTAGATATTTAGTAGTTCTTTATTAAACAAAATATCTCCCTTGTAGATTGTTAGGCAATACTCTCACTAAAGATGAGGATAAGTGTGAAAATTCTTTATTGGTAAGATAATACACTAAATCAATAGTTTCATCAAAATCCTTAACGGTAGCCCGAAGATTTTGTTCGAAATTTAAATTATCTCCATTACGAAGAGCCCTAATTACTGATGTTGATCGATACCCTTCTTTGAACTGTTCTACAACTTCTGATAATAATTTATCATTAACAACAATAATTTATACACCTAATTTATCAAATTTAGATTCAGGCTTATCAAAGTTTTTCATTCTAATAACAACAACATTATCAAATGTTTTAATAGCTTGTTCTAGTATATTTTTATGTCCGATATGGAATGGGTTAAATGACCCTGCAAAAATACCAAGAGTTCCATAATCACGAGTCTTTACATATT